CGGCGGCGTCGGCGGCGGCGGCGTAGGCGTAGGCGGCGGCGGCGGCGGCGTCGGCGGCGGCGGCGTAGGCGGCGGCGGCGTAGGCGGCGGCGTCGGCGGCGTCGGCGGCGGCGTAGGCGGCGTCGGTGTAGGCGGCGTAGGCGGCGGCGTAGGCGGCGTAGGCGGCGTCGGCGGCGTCGGCGGCATTACCAGCCGCCTCTCTAACCTGTTCAATAGTGGCCTTACCGAGCGCCCACTTCCGCGCTGTCTCGATAGCGATGCGTGGACGTTCTTCGCCTTCAGGAACGAACTTCAGCGCCGTTTCAGCGCAGGAACAGGCGGCCAAGATCAGCTGCTTCCGCGTGGGCCAGCCTTTCTTATCGGCCATCTTGCCGCACAACCACAACAGCCAGTCTCCGCGCTTCCAGGTAGTCCAGACAACGTGAAAGCTCTTGCCGTGCGCCCATTCTTTCGACTTCATCGTTTCTCCATCCTCTCGTATGCTTCGATCATCCGTTCAATCTCGCCCTGCTGGGGGCGGTTCAGGATCGCGGCCAGTCCCAGCAACGATACGGAGCCGCAGCAACAGCATGTGCGCGGGTTCGTGCCGCACTCGTCGCAGTCCTGGCACCAGTACAGCGAGCGCATCGGCAGGTGCTCGTGACGGCGGGTCATTCGCGCTCCCTTGCAGCCTTACGCGCATTGTCGGCGGCGTCAAACAGGTCGTCCCAATAGCTTGCTTCCGCGCGGCTAAAGAGCTTGTCCTGCGTTGCCGCCGGCAGGGAGTAGAAGTCGGCGCCGAACTCTTCTTCAGCTAGCTCCTCTGCCCTTATCTGCGTGGCGTACTTGTAATCGCTGCTCATGTCCCTTACTCGATTCTCCACACGCGTACACCGTCGGCGACGCGTGCCGTTTTGAACCGTTTCGGCAGAAATCTCTTGGCATCCGCACTTGTATATGCCACCAAGGTTCCGACTCCCCGCCCCATAAGCGGTATCACAAACGACTCCATGACCTCCAGTGCCTGCATTGTCTCGCGGCGCTCTATGGTTGATCCGCTAGGCGTGTTCCCTTGGCTTCTTGGTAGCGGCACGTCCTTTTCGATGGTATACATGCTTTGTCTCCTTAAGATTTGCGTCTCCATTTGCGCTCGGGCCGCCCGACTGCCACGAACCCGGCTGCGCGAAACATCGGCATATCAGCGTGAAGGTCTTCCAGGGTGTATTCCTTAGGCTTCGTCGTGCCAACGTGTTTCCAGCCATTAAATGCGTCATAGTATTCTCCACGCATTGCGTGGAAGACGGCCTCTGGTCCAATTTTGCGCATGAAAGCTACGATGTCGCCCCATTGCTCGGCGGTTAGATCGATATGCTCCTGGTCGAAGGGAAGAACAGAGAAAAGCCAGTCACGGCGATCCAGTTGCAGTAGCGAGATCGTGACTTGCGCGAAGTCAAACGAATCGCACCGGAAAGCATTATGCTTGTTTGTTGAAAAAGGCGAGTATTCCTTCCCTGTCCAATAAACAAGCGAAGAGTCTCCGCGTGTTGCTCTGATTACAAAAGGCTTATTCATGGTTCCCTCTCCCAAAACTTGACTTCGCGCGCCACTCATCAGGGGATCAGGCGCGGCGAAGGTTAAGGCCGATTGTGCTCATTATCCGAATCGACCAGCGATTGCGGATCATGCTCTTGATACCAGTCGCGGTCGTGATCGCTTTCGGCTTCGCGGCGCTCTTCGAGGAGGTAATCAGCGTGCTCTTCCATCCATTCGGCGCGAGATTTCTTCCGGCGAAGGCGGTTGGAGAGGCGATATTCTTCCTCTTCAGGAGTTTCGAGTTTCCAGTCATCGTAATTCATTCGGATTGATCTTTTCGTACATGCTGGGATTTAGATCAGCCTTACCGCTCGGGCCGCCCGACTGCCACGAACCCGGCTGCGGCCCCTGTGACTTTTACACAGTAAGGCCAAGCGAGGATTCCTGTCAAGTAGGTAAGACAAAATTATTTTCCTTTACTTTTCATTCCGCTTGTGCAAGGATGTTTCTCTATGAGACTCGGCACTGTTCTTCGCAAATGGCGGACTATGGAAGAAAGAACCGTGCGGGATGTCGCGAAGGAACTTGGCATCTCTTCGGCAACATTCTTCCGTATTGAGCAGGGTAAAGCCTGCGATTCTGGAACCTTAGCGGTAATCCTGTTATGGCTTATCGGTAAAAGTAAGTGACACGGAGAGCCTGCCATGAAACCCGCACGCTGCATCCTGCTTTGCTGCTCCGACGAGGACCGCCTGGGCGTGATGGCCTACACGCTGTCCAAGGCGCGAGTGTCCTGCAATGGGCCATTCTACGGCGTGACTAAGGCAGACACGCTCACGCAGGCGCTTTCACTGATTCTGGACTTGCCCGCCGTCGTGCTGATCTTCGCTCCTTTCGCCGGCGAGGGCGCGCTCCTGCAAACGGCCAGAAGGATGAACCGCGAGATTCACACCATCGTGGTCAGGGATGACGCGAGCGCAAATGACATAGGCGCCGACGCAGTGCTGTCAAAGCCAACGATGGCGGAGCTGCTCAATACGCTGGCAGTGCACGCGCAGCGCAAGCGCGGGCCAAAGCCGCCGCTGCCCCCGGTCGCGGTCGTGGGCGGGGCGCTTGTGGCGCGCTACGTGGATGAGGATTACGAGGCTATGTTTGGCAAACGGGCGGTAGGAATTTGAACAAGTTCGCGGAGGCTCAGGCAGATCCAGCGACAGCCTTAAACGAGAGGGAGTCAATTCCGTCCGCGAATTGCACCGGGGAAACCAACGACGTGAAGACGAGGATGCTAAGGGCCTTTGACCCGCGCATCGCAGGACGCAGACACAGAGACACTGCAACTCCTTTAATCCTCGTTCGGTGCATAAGTTTTGACGGAGGGTGCGGGGATGATCCCAATTCTACACACTGCCAGGCGCGAGAACGGAACCAACGAGGTTAGGATCAACCCCGCAAGTTTATTCTTGCACTCTTTGGCCTATTTATGCAATAGTGGAATCGCCAGGTTGCTTGAGAATGACCCAATTTCTCGAAAAATCGACACTTTGCGCCTTCTTTGCGCCTGGCTGTGCTCTGTCATGGTGACTTCATCCGCAGAGTAGGCCGCGCATACAGGATGAGCGCACTTGAACGGCCTGACTTTTGCACTTCTGACGCTGTAGGGACTTCCGCCCTTGACCGCAGGGCGGGTTTGGCCGGGATTAGTGCTCTTCGGCCCAGAACACGGGGAATCCTATGCGGCCCCAGGTTCTTTTGGTTTGTCAGAGGGAACAGAAACGCACGGCCCTTTACGGACCGCAGGATGGTTGTTTGTGAAAAAGTAGCAAAACTTTCAGGAAAAGGAGATTCAAATGTTAGTCGAATTGGAATCTGGAGTTGTTCTTGACCCATGCCCATTCTGTGGGTCAAAAGCTCTTTTGAAGTGCGACGGGTGGCCAAGTAGCGTTTTTCCCAACAATGATCCGAAGTATGCGTATTACTGGGTGAAATGCCAGAATCCCAAATGTGGGGTAAGTCCGGCGGCGACGTCGAGCGCAACTTCAGCGGTTTCTGCATGGAACAATCGCGAATGACCGTCAAGCACGCAGCAAACGGCGAATTCATGGCCGCATCATGGCTTCTTGAGGAGCTGGGCCTCGCTGCCGGTCCCTACGATGTGCAGATGCTGGCCCAGGTCATCGCATACGCCGCTCGGGACTCAGGCGCGGACGTGGAGGCCGTGAGCAAGACGCTGCTGGTTTGTGCACGGGCAGACGAGGCACGCGGCGAGACGATCAATGTTTTCTATTTCAAGGACCGCAAGTTCGCCAAGGGGATGCGATTTGGAGCGCGGACAGGCACGGCCCCGCTCACGGCAGAGCGGCAGGCGCGCTACGACAAGGCGGCGCACGAGGCGGACGAGGCCACGGACAGGTGGCTGGAGAGTAACGCGCAGCATGACCGCGCAGGCGGCCGATAGGAGGGCGTATGAGCGCAAAGGTGAAGTTGCCGGAGGGAATGCAGGAAGCAATTGGCGACGCGATTGGGCCGTTTCTGTATTTGCCTTATGGCGTGGCGAGGATTGCTGGCGAAGCCGCCCTGCTCTGGCAGCGGGAGAACGCGCGGAAATTGCTGACAGACGAAGTGATCAGGCGTGTTGCTGAAATATGCTCAGTCACACCGCCGCCGAACCTCAACGGAGATGCGACGAGGACAAGGTTAGCGGCCATTCTGAGAGTGATATACGGCGAGCCGGAGCCGGAAGTGCCGCCGGAGATTGCGGACCTGCTCAAGCCGTGGCCGTGCGAGCACAACAAGCCAATCATCGAAGCCTTCCGTCGCGGCCAGAAAGCGGGCAAGTGATGGTCCAGCTTTCACTCGACCTGGAGCCGCCGCGCGCGCGCAGGCCGCGGCTGATCGACGCAGTGAAGGATGTATTGCTGATCCACGAGTGGGTCACGCCCTACTTCGTGCAGCGCGAAATCGAGCGCAAAACGGGCGAGTTTTACTGTGACAGCACCATGTCGGCGCGTATCAGGGACCTTCGCAAGGCACGCTATGGCGGCTACATCGTGGAGCGCCGGCGCAAAGAGGGCACAGATTCGTTCGAGTACCGGATTACAGGCAAAAAGCAATGACACCGGAAGGACAGGTTTTGAAGGCGGTTCTGGACTATCTGGCGGCGCGGCACATTCTAGCGTTCCGCATGAACACGCTGGCCATGCCCACGCCGGACGGCAAGCGGTTCATCAAAGCGGGTGTGCCTGGGATGGCTGACGTGCTGGCGTTTTCATTCGAGCAGTGCGGTGAGCCTATTGATGAAGACCATAGATGCTACGGTCGTTCTATCGTGCCACTCTGGATCGAGTGCAAAGCCGCCAAGGGCAAGCAGAGCGAGCTGCAAAAGAGTTTTCAAGAGCAGGTTGAGCGCGAGGGCCATCGGTACATCGTCGCCCGCAGCATTGAGGATGTAGAACAGGCTTTGAAATGAGGGAGATATGATCGCAGGAAAGGACGTTATGACCGAAGAAGAGGCAAACATTGACGTCGTAGCAGCGAGCGGTCGGACAGGGGGAACAGGCTGATTGAGGGCTATTAGGAAGCCGCCGACGGCGCTGACCCTGGCACGCTACCTGTTCCGCCTCCGGTTTAGGCAGCATCGCGCAGTACCCCGCGCGGTAGTAAGGGGGATCCATACAGCCGCATAGTGCAAGAGCACGCCTCCGGCCTCGCAAGGGGCCGGGAGCGTTTGAAAGTAGGTCTGCAATGCTGACGTCCGATCAAATCAACGAAGTATGGAAAAGGCGGATTTCCGCCGAAGTGTATTCACTGTATTTCGGCGATCTTGCAAGCCTTTATTCCCTGCGAAAACAGTGGATTACTGGCCTCTCGTTTTTTCTGGCCTCCGGTGCCGTCTTCGCTCTGGTTGCCAAGTTACCAATTGGCGTCCCCATTTGGCTTTCTGTTCTTGTGGCATTGATGAATGCGTATGCTGTCGCAGTCAATCTGGACTCCAAAATCAGGATAATGGCGAAATTGCATTACGGCTGGAGCCTGATCGAGAGTGGTTACAAGAGGCTATGGAATCACACCTATAGTGATGAAGCAGCAGCCGAGCTTGAGGATTTGCAACGTCGCGAAGCGGAACTCTCCGAACTGGCGACTACCGACGCTCCGAACGATCCGAAGCGGATGGAGCGGTGGGAGGACCGTTGTGCAGGAAATCGAGCAGGTATCGAATGAGGTTCTGGCTGAGATCCAGGCGCTCGATCCTGCTCTTGCGCTGCCCGTAACAGCCATCGAAGCGCTTGAAGGGCTGGTAACGGCGGCAATCAACGCCTGGAGCACGGCAACAGGCCAGCCGGTCACAGTCGCATCACTGACGGCGCTATTGCCCAATCCAACCCCATTGACACCACCCACAAGCTAGCATCGCGCAGCGGCTCGCGCGGTAGTAAGGGGGACTGGGATGCAGCCGCATTAGAGCACGCTTGCGCCGTCTTACGGGGCGGCGTGGGCGCTTCCCCTAGAAAGCCTGAACGCCATGAAACTCCTGATCGTCCTTTCGTTGCCTGAGTTAGCCGTGCTCGCTGCAGCTGCCTACCTGTGGGTCTACGACTGGCTGCGCGGGAAACCGAGATACCTCTAACGGAGCCGATAAAACAAGAGCTCAGACCATTTGCGCTTAGCCTTGCGGCCAGAGGCGTTAGCGCGATGAGGTGGACAAATCGTCACATGCGGGCCTCCGTCGGACTTTGGCTCTAACGGTCCACAAGCGGCTAGAATCTCTTGAATCACTGCGGTCGTTTCATAAAGCACCCGTCGATTTGTAAAGCGCAGAACGCGGATCCCAAGCTGATTCATTGCGGTAGTGCGTCGCCGATCATAGGCTTGAGCCTTGGGCGTGAGATGGTATCCGCCATCACACTCAATCGCAATGCGTTGCGGGTAGAGCATGAAATCTGCGATGTAGTAGCTTATCGGCTCCTGGCAAGCCACTATGATCGAGGAATTCTTGAAAGCGACCAGCAACTCCGAATAAAGCCGTTCTTCCGCGTGTGTTAATGAACGACGTAACTGATTGGCGTAGTTAACGTTGCGCGAATCCATCGACAATATGATATCATGCCTCTGCGAATCGGCCGTACGAAATTTGACAACCTGCGGTATCATGGTCTCGTGATTGCAATGCCCAAACCGCAGACCCAGCCCGTTGCCGTCATCACCACCGTGCGCATCGCGCAACTGCGGATTGTCGAAGTATTCCCGCAACTGATCCCCACATTCACAGAAATCAGCCCCGGCAAGTGGGCGAAGGCGGCGTAGAATTCATTCATGCCCGCTGGACGCCCAACCGAATACAAGCCTGAATATGTCGAGCGCACAAAAGAAATGTGCTTGGCGGGTGCTACCAATCTCGATCTATCTCACGAATTTGGGGTTAGCTTACAAACACTGCGCAACTGGCGCGCAAAATATCCGGAATTCCTAGCCGCCTTAAAAACAGGGAAAGAGATTGCTGATGCTCAAGTCGAGCGATCGCTATATGAGCGAGCAACCGGCTATTCGTTTGATGCGGTGAAGATCTTCATGCCGGCTGGGGCTAGCGAAGCGGTGAAAGTCGAATACGTTGAGCATGTGCCGCCTGATCCAACTTCCATGATCTTCTGGTTGAAGAATCGCAAACCGGAAGAATGGCGCGATAAGACAGAACTGAAAGTCTCAGGTGATCCGCTCGCTGAACTGCTCGCCGAATTTCGTCAGCAATATGAGGCATTGCCAAAAGCGCCAGATGAATAAGCCATGCAGAAAATGCGACTTGCTAAACTCGGTAAACCCAGAAAACCGAGAACATTATGATGTTGAATTATGGTGAAAGGTTGCGCCGCTTCGCTTATCGCCCGATCGAACTCGATGCTCGCATCAATCTGCTCGATGGCGCCGTTCGCAGCGGCAAAACGTGGGCTCTGCACCCCAAAACCCTCTACGCCTGTCGCTATCCGGTGAATGGCTGGCGGGTCATTACAGGCGTATCGAAGCAGACCATCTTCAACAATGTGCTGAACGACCTTTTCAACCTTGTTGGGCCCTCAAACTACACCTATAACCATCAATCTGGGCTGCTACGGCTTTGTGAGTCTTCCTGGCTCGTCATGGGCGCCAAGGATGAGGGCAGCGAGAAATACATCCGCGGGCTCACTGTGGGCGTGGTGATTGGTGATCAAATCGAGCTGATGCCCCAAGAGTTCTTTCAAATGCTGCTCACGCGCATGTCTCCTGAAGGATCTAGATTCTATGGCACGTTGAATCCTGCGAATCCGTTGCATTGGCTCAAAACAGAGTTCATCGACAACGAAAAGCTGCGCAATCTCGGGATGCTTTCGTATGGCCACTACACGATGGATGACAACCCAAATCTCAGCACCGAATACATCGAAAGTCAGAAGCAGCTCTATACGGGCGTGTTTTACGAACGCTATATTCTCGGCAAATGGGTTGTGGCCGAGGCAGCGATCTATCGCGATGTGCTGGGCAACGCCTGCTATTACACGGACGCTGATCGGCCGCAAGCCCTACTGACCAGTTTTGCGGCTCGTTACATCGGCGTGGACTATGGAACGATCAACCCATGTGTCTTTCTGGAGATTTTCGACGATGGCAAGACGCTCTGGCAAGAACGCGAGTATTACTGGGACTCTCAGGAAAAGCGGCGCCAGAAGACCGATTCGGAATACGCCGATGATTTTGATGCCTTCGTGGGCCGCGAACGCCGCGGGCTCGTGGTCATCGCTGATCCGAGCGCAGCCAGTTTCAAGCTGGAGCTCGTCAAGCGCGGCTATCAGGTGATGAACGGCGAGAATGAGGTGCTGGAGGGTATCAGGCGTGTCTCGGTAGCGCTCAAGGCCGGGATGTACCGGATCCACGCGCGGAACAATCCGAAAACGCTCAAGGAGTTGGAGGTCTATTCGTGGTCTGAGAAGGCGGCGAAGCGCGGCGAAGAGGAACCAATCAAGGAAAATGACCACACCTGTTTCGTGGCAGGGACTCTGATTTCTACGCCTGCGGGCGTCGTGCCCATCGAAAGCATTTCTCCTGGTGATCTTGTGCTCAGCCCACTCGGCAGAGCCAGAATCCTCGAAATCGGCGTACGCGAGGCTGAATGCATTGACACTGGCGTGCTCATTGGAACGCCAGAACATCCTATTTTCTCACAAGGGAAATGGGTTAGATTGGATGCTGTAGAGTATAATGAATTATGCGAGTTGAATCAGTCATATTCAATGGAATCGAGTTCAGGCGTTACCCGGACTCCAAGCGCACCTCAGACCGCAATTACTTTCGTCCGCATGCTGGACATATCCGCGCCGGCACTAAGGCGCTGCACGTCGAGATTTGGAAGAGCATCCACGGGCCAGTTCCTCCCGGTCATCATGTGCACCACATCGACGAGAATCCAGGAAACAACGATCCTTCCAATCTCGAATGTCTTCCCGGTCATGACCACCTATCTCTCCATACCAAAGGAAAACACAGAGATCCCGCGCACATGGCTCGAATCATCGAAATGGCCAAGACGTGGCATCGATCAGAAGAGGGCCGTGCATGGCACCGCAAGCAAGCGAGAAAAACAATCTCTCGTCTCATGGAAGCTCGCGCCACATACATTTGCCGCGGGTGCGGGAAGGAATTTCAGGGCTGTATTCTCGGGCGTCATTTCTACTGCAATGTCAATTGCAAGCAGCGCGCCAGCTATCAGAAGAATCTGGGCGCGGAATCCCGCATTTGCGCGGTCTGTGGCAAGCCTTTTATGGCGCATAAGCACAGCGTCACAAAAACCTGTAGCCGCTCATGCGGTACACGCCTGCGGTGGACAAAAAGTCTATACGATCAAAACTGAGCACGGTTGCTACATCGCCAACGGTATTCTCGTGAGCAATTGTGACGTGATCCGCATGTGCGTAAGCAAAATGATCCCAAAATGGCGCGTAGGTTAGCGTATCCCCGTACGTATCCCCATATTCGGCCTGTTGTAAGATAGCCGCATGGCCCAGAAAGACTCGCTTTCGCTCGCCAAAGAGCGCGCAGCCCAGAAGCTCAAGATTCAGCCGGCGCCACAGCTTAGGGGAGCGGTTGATATGTATTCCAATCCCGCTGCGAACGTGGGTTGGGGCACGACTTCGCTGGCCAATGGCGGGCGGCATGTTCCATTCCGCATCTCGCTCGACTATCAGAAACTCGTTTTCATGTATCGCGGCTCCTGGATCATCCGCTCAGTTGTGGATACGAAACCCCAAGATCAACTGAAAGCATTTCCCACACTTACCAGCCAGGTTACGCCCGAGGAAATTGCAGCCTTTGACAAGGTGATTGCAGATACCGCAACGCTCCAGAAGTACATCGAAGGCCGCAAATGGGGCCGGCTATTCGGCGGCGCACTCGGAATCATCATTCTCAAAGGCCACAATGATCTGGCGCAGCCGCTGGCGCTCGAGGACGTGGACGTGGACAGCTACCGCGGCATGATTGTCGTCGATCGCTGGAGCGGCATGAGCCCCAGTTCCGAGCTCATCAAAGATTTAGACAATCCATCGGAATATGGCCTGCCTGTGTATTACGATGTTTATACTGAAGCCGGCCAGAATCTGCGTGTGCATCATAGCCGCTGCCTACGGTTTGTGGGCCGTGACTTGCCGTTGTTCGAGAAGCAGATCGAAACCTACTGGGGCATGAGCGAGATCGAGTGCATCCTGGATGAGCTGAATCGCTACGACTATGGCATGGCAGCGGTTGCGGACCTGATCTCGCGCGCCAATGTCTTTGCCATGCAGAACCCGATGCTGGCCCAGATGCTTTCAGGCGTGGGCCTCACACAGCAGCAGTTGAATGATTATCTCCAGCGTGTTGCGGCGGTATCGGAAACGATTACCACGAATGGCCTATTAGTGCTCGGCGAGAATGAGGAGCTTTTCACGCATACCTGCTCGTTTTCGGGGCTTTCGGACGTGATGCGGATGCAGATCATGTGCCTCTGCGGGGCCAGCGGATATCCAGTATCGCGTCTATTCGGCGAGACGCAAACGGGTCTGAATTCGAGCAACGAAGGCGATTTGCAGGCGTATTACGATAATGCGGATCAGGAGCGTAACCAGAAGGATCGGCCGCTCATGGATAAGCTGATTCCCATTATCTGCATGAGCACCTGGGGGCGGGTTCCCGATGATCTCGATTACAACTTCTGCCCCATCCGCAGCATGACGGCAAAGGAGAAGGCTGAGCTCGGCAAGACACAATCGGATGGCATTACCGGACTCTTCAATGCTGGAATTATCGGGCGCCAGACGGCACTGCGTGAGTTGCAGACCGCATCCAAGGTGACGGAGCTCGGCACGAACATTACCGACGAGATGATCGAGGAAGCGGATGACGATGTGCAAGTTCCGCTCCAAATCGAGGCCGAGGAAGCGCGCGCCGGCACGGAAGAGTTCACCGAAGGCAAGACAGGCGTGCAATCCCAGAAAGTCAAAGGCGCCAAGGATTCATGGTTTTACCGCGCATGGAAGAAAATGCGGGGATTTAGCTATTCTGATGGTGAGCAGTTCTAAAGTAAGGCGAGAAGATGCCTCCGTTCCACCGTCCTCGGCGCATCGAAACCGAATAC